AGACCTTCAAAAGTCTGTATGGTATCTCTTAAAGCAGATAGAGGAGTTAGAGCAGCTGTAATGAGTGGCAAGGGATCAAAGAGAAGGCCAGAGGATCAAAAAAAAATAGAGTCTAACTGGGACAATATCTTTAAGAAGAAGAAGCGAAAGAAAGATCCCAACAAGGAAGGCTACATAAAAATAGAAAATCCAAGGAATTTCGTAACATAAAAAAGGGGCTTAACGCCCCTTTCGTTTACCTATTCTAACTTAAAAAGGTGGTACAGCTTCTGGTGGAGGGGACATCCCATCATTATCAGCAGGAGCATATAATCTTACTTTATTCTTATATGATTCTACTGTTACACCTTCGTTGTTAATCCACTTATCCTCATACTGGCTAAGCGTCAATGTAAGTGATTTACCTACAAATTCAGCACCAACATTAGGGAACTTTTTAAAGCCTGTAGCCTTAGTTAAAAACGTAAAGTTTTCGTTAGAAATCCTTTTAGCGTCTTCATTAACACTCCACAAGTTATACCACTCTGTATGATCTCGGTACTTACCTCCATCAATCTGGAATACTATCTTCTGTGTCCAGTTACCACTCTTCGCCTTGTACTTCTCTTCGCCAACAATCTTGGCTTTATAAGTACCATCCGGAGCAACTTCTGGGCCTTTCGACTCTGTTTGCTCTATATTATCAAAAAACTCAACGCCGTCAAAATCTGACATTACGCACTCTCCTTTTCTATATTAGTATTAAAACCTAATTTTGCAATTAGATCAGTTAAATTCGGCTTCTCAAAGGGTTCTAGCTTACCGCTACGGTCTTTAGCTGTATAGCCTTGACCTATCCTTGTTTGTAGCCATCTTGCAACAACCGCATTACCTTCATCATCTTGATCGTCCATAATGCGAATTGCTAAAACCTCGTCAAAGAAATACGTTATTGCATCTCCTAGAGGTTTACTTGCCATCTTAGGACCAAAGAAAAACACGCCGTCATTATTATCTTTGCCTTCTTTGCAAAGAAATAAGACATGCATGTCTAAGTCCCTAAATGATCTCATTAGACTGGTGACTGCCTCACTTACATTCTGGTAAGCCATTCTCCCGTCTTTGTTTCTGCCCTTTTCATGCACGAGAAGTATCTCGCTAATCTCCGAAACAGAGTCTAAACATACGCTATCGTACTTTAGTTCTCCGGACTTAAGAGCGCTGTAAACCTCTCTCAAATCATCATATGTTTTTACTTCTATAGCCGACACATTAGGTGCGTCTTTAATAGAAAGTAATCCTGCTTCAGCACTAATAACCAGAACAGATCCTGGCATAGTTTGTGTTGCATATGTTTTTCCGGCTCCTGCTTGACCATAAATAAGCAGCTTTGCTCCTTGTTGATCAACAAGCGCATCGGGCGTTGTTATTCTATCCTTTAAGCTCATATATCTCTACCTCCCGTAGTTATTTTAAAAATGAACTTGTAAATTATACACTAAGTAATTACAATATGTAAAACATATTATTTAGGAGAAGTAATCATGACAAGAAAGACAGACATAACATGGGTAGCCAACTACTACTTTAGAACGAAAGTAATGGCCACAAAAAAACTAAAGGAATTAGAGACTATGGGCGTACAACCAAAATATAAAGATAGGCAGGTTAAGAAATATACTTTATCTGACTATATAGAATTCTTAGGACACAAGAAAGCCTCAGAGGAGTTTGAATGTTCTGAAGCTTCTTGTAAATCTTGGAGATATGGATATAGACAACCGTCTATTGCGCAAGCAAAACAAATCATACAAGCGACTGAAGGAAGACTGGACTTTGAATCTATATATGGGTCGATCTCTGAAATATTAGAAACAGAAGTTTAAGTGTTTCAGCTAAATATAACCGAGGACGATACATCCTTGGAGCAAGCACTTGCCTACTATGATGATGGCTATAATGTTGTACCCCTGCAAAGGTCTAACAAAAAGCCACCCCCTTTCTTAAAAGATTGGGCGCAATACAAAACTGGAAGACCTACTAGGGAACTTGTAGAGTCTTGGTTTAAAGATAGAGACAACCTAGTTGTTGCTCTAGTGTGTGGTAATTTTATAGTCGTTGACGCTGACTCACCAGAGGCTATGGATTGGGTAGAAAGAAATCTACCAGCATGTCCTTTTAAAGTTGTAACTGGTAAAGGTATGCATTACTACTATAACAACCCGCAAAATTATACAACCTTCGCTACTAGAAGAACTAACGATACCCCTATAGAAAGACTGATAGATATCAGAGGTGTTGGAGGATTGATTATTGCTCCTTATAACCGTCATGCCAATGGGCAGGTGTATAAGCCAATTACCTTTCCAGATTGGAAGATATATGACCATACGGATCTCCCAGACTTTACTGAAATTGAGTACACAAAGATAACCGGTGTCCCAAAGATAGAAGTAAGTAAGCAGACAGCTCCTTTTTCATTAGACGGTGTATTAGAAGGCTCTAGGAACGACGGAGCGGCAAGAATAGCAGGATACTTAATATCTAAAGATATCAACTTAGACTTTGCTAGGGTTTTTTTACAAAACTGGAATAAGAATAACAATCCACCATTACCACAAAATGAGGTTGATTCTGTTTTAGATAATGTAAAGAAGACTCATGACAGGAAGAATCAGAAAGCACCATTATTTATCCAAGCAACTGAGACTATACAACCACCTGCAGATTTGTTTAATCCACCAGGTTTGATCAAAGATATGTTTAATTTTTGTGAAGAGATAGCGCAAGTTCCTCAACCAGAACTATCTTTAGTAGGAGCTTTATCACTAGCTAGTGTTACATGTGGCCGTTTATACAGAACAAGTATGAACAACTTCTCTAGCATGTATTTTATGTGTATAGCTAAGTCTGGACAGGGTAAGGAGAACATTAAGACTTTTGTTGAATCGGTTCTTAATGCCTCTGATCATGAGAAGCTTATTGTTGGAGATGGTTATACCTCTAGTGGTGCTGTGCATTCTGTTTTAAAGATGAGACCTACTCAAATAACTATTATGGATGAGTTTGGTAAAAGACTAGAAGCAATAGGATCTCAAGGAAACGCAAACAAAGAAGACGGCATACAGACTCTTATGGAAGCTTGGGGGCGTTGTCACGGGACTCTAAGGCCAGATAACTATTCTCTTATGAATGTGCAAGAAAACTATAAAGAGCAAATGATGAATAGGGTTACTCACAAACCTGCAATTACTTTAGTTGGTCTTTCTGTACCTAAGAACTTTTATGGTGCTTTGAACGGAGGACGTATTGCAGATGGATTCCTAAACCGTTTCGTAGTTGTTGAGTCTAACGAGCCAAGGAGGGTCGGTGATTTGAAAAGATTTAAAGAGCCACCTCTGTCATTAATTAACTGGGTTAATTATATAAGAAGAGATAGAGGAGGATTAAGCGATCCATCTAGAGACAATGCAGAGATTGATTTAAATCAAACTGTATTAGATTTTGACAGACAAGCAGAAGAGCAATTACAAGACTTTGCTAGGGAGATTGTTAAAAGGCAGGATGTTTTAGAAAAAGATAATCTTGAGCCGTTATTAAGTAGATCTAAAGAAAAGGCAATGCGATTAGCTTTGCTATGTACTTTAGCCTCTAAGGTAGACTCTCTGGTCATTACTGGCGATGTTATGAAGTGGGCTATAGATTATATTAGATATTACGATCTTATGTTTATAGAAGCTTGTAGAGATAAGGTTGCAAGTTCAGCAACTGAGTCAAAGATTAAGCAGGTATTGTCATTTATTAAATCTAGGAATGGCGATGGCATATCTAAAAGGGAAGTAGATAGACATGAATTATTTAGAAGCATGAAGTCTTATGAGGTTAAAGAGATTATAGAAAGACTTAAGAATGCCGGAGAGATACAAGAAATAGAAATTAAAATTGGAGGTAAGGGTAGACCTACCAAAAGATTGGTAGCTGTTGATCCTAACTTCTTTGAGGAATGATTATGAAGACACCATCACTAGAGACGAGAGACGATCAAAAACGAGAAGAGAGGGTTGCAGGCTTCTTAGAAGGACTGTGGGGAGTCAGCTGTCATAAGCTACCCACCAGTTACTCTTTAGATTATTGGATAGAGTCTCAAGACAAATGTTTTTGGTGCGAAGTTAAATGCAGAAGCTTTGGATATGATAAGTACGATACCTTTGTTCTATCTGCTAATAAGATGCGCAAAGGGTCTTCCTTTGCTTTAGCTACAGGGAATCCTTATATAACGGTGTATGCAATGACTGATGGTGTTTATATGCATGAATGGAAACCTGGGTTTAAGTATGACATAAGAATGAATGTTAGTGAAAACCCTACCTATGATGACGACAATGAGCCGTATATACATATAGCAAAAGAAGATCTCGTTTGTTTGTCTACCACTCCGCTGGGAATGGATAGCAACCAAATAGGATTTTAAACTATAGTTCTTCCGCCTATTCTTTCTGCAAAGTCTAATCTTTCTTGATCTATACCGCCCATTCCAGCTAGGCCTCCTGTCTGAACTGAAGAGACATCAGGCATTTCTATTTGTGACGTTTTTAATCCTGTTTGAACTTGGTTTTCAGCGTCCTGTAAAGCGTCAACGCCTTGGTCAAGTAATGCTTTTCCTGGTTCAATTAACTTATCTAATTGTAGAGAATCTTTAACTTGATCAAACATATTCCCGGTTAAGTCGCCAAGGGTTTCAACTCCCATTCCGAACTTTCTTGTAAAGTATTGGCTTAGAGCTTTTTCAACAGCATCTAACAAGATCATAACAGATCCCTTGTCATTTTTAGCTAGAAGGCTAACAAAATACCCGTTACTAAAAATTTGTCTTGCAATAGCTAAACCAACTACTGTAGGAAGAACAGCTAAAGGGTTTAAAGCCATAGCAGCTCCTATTCCAGCAGCAACCAAAGAACCAGTCTGCGCTCCTCTACCTGCTTCGCCTTTAGTAAACGAATCAATAGACCTTTGAAAGTTTTTTAAACCTTGTGTTAATTCTTTTCCAAACATAGCCTCTAAAGTTGGATCACTATAAGAGTCTAAAGCTGTTTTTAAATTACCAGATTTAAATAAATCAGTTATTTTTCCTTTACCGTTCATGTCTATAGATTTAGCTAAAAGCTTTTGCATGCTTGCTTGTTGTAGACTTTTAAATACTTCAGGGCTTAAAGTTTCTTTTAAAATAAGAATATTTGCCTCGCCATTAGGCCTAAAGATAGTATTAACAGTTTCTTCTATACCTTTAGTTGGTAAATCTGATATAGCCCTATTTGCTTGGAAAGCTAATCTTTTTTCAGATTCTACAGCTAATTCTTTTAGCCCCTGTATAAAGGCTACGCCCTGCTCACTAGCGTTTAATCCTTCATTAGTTGTAGTAAAGTCATTAACTAAATTCTTCATATCTTGAGGTTTTAATTTTGGATTAACTTTATTTATTTGCGAAATAGTATTCCTAACTAAAGTTGCTGTATTCCTACCGGTGCTTGAGTCTGTAAATAATAAATCAAGTTTTCCAGGCTCGTCTCTTTCAAATCTTGCTATCTTCTTGGCGAACGTTTGGAAGTCTATAGCCTCTGTAGTTATATCGGTAGAATCTCTGAAAGCATCAGCAAATAAACGTTTTTTAATTTGACCTTTAAGCCTTGCTTCATTCCCCCCAGCTTTACCAGCCAGTCTCATGTATTCATCATACTGTCTTAGGCCTTTAAAAATGTCATCTAAATTCTTAGCCTCTCCATTAAGTATAACTTTTTTATAAATATCATCTGCGTCAAATGCGCCTATTTGTGAATTAGATATGATTTTTTTAATTTCTAAACGGTCAAAAGGAGCCATTCTTTCTGCTGCAAGCTTATTAGTCTCTCTTAATGATTTTATGGCTATGTTTACATCATTTAAACTTTTTGTTTCTAAGCTAAAGACTTCATCTCCTAACCCTGCTTTTTTAATATTTCTAGCTAATAGGACATTAAACTCAGCAAGACCTTCTACTTCTAATTGCCCAAGTATGCTATCAGGAGATCCTGTTCTCATTCCAGGCCTTGAGTCATCAAGCTTTCTCATAATTTCTATTATTACTTTTCTTTCAGGACTAGCTTCAAGAGTGTCTCTTGATATGGTATTAAGCTTTGAGTAAGCGTTTCTTACATGAGTTAAAGAGACTGGTTTGCTTGGATCAGACGCTGCTATTCTAAAGGTTTTTAAAGCTGCTTCAATCTTAGATACTATGCCTCCATCAAGCTCATCTCTATTATTTACACCCCAAAAATAGTCAGCATCCTTATGTTGTGTAATTAACTTTAAAGAATCATCAATGTTTGTTGTTACCGTATTCCTAATAACTCTATCTAAAGTCTGCGCTCGTATTAAATCAATTCCAGTTTTTCCTTGTGTAGAAACTAAATTGTCAAATAGAGAATCAACTCCTCTGTATTTAACGCCTAAATCTTTTACAACTTCACCCCTTGCTCTGCTAAGAACTTTTTTTAGCTCCTCACCCATAGCCTTTCTGCTTGGAGCATCTCCATAATTTCCTATCTGCAAGGCATCTTCTCCAACGTCATCTAATAATTTTCTAAGTGCTTGAGTAACATCTTTTTCTTTCAACCTTAATTCTTGTAGTTTAGCCTGCACTTGTTCATCAAGGCTTCCTTTAGTGGAATCTGTAATAGATTTATTTAATAATGCTTTTTCGTCTTTAATGCCTTTTAAAATATAATTTAATTCTGCACCAAAGTATTGAGCTGACTCTTTACCTCTAACATCTCCAAGAACTTGCTCTGATATTCCTTGAATTTTACCGGCTAAATTCCTTTGTAAAGTTTGCTGAGCTACGATACCTCTAAAATCAAATTGTTTTACTTTTCCATCTCTAACGGCTTTATTTATTTGCCTTTCTGTTGCTTCCTTTCCTAAATCTGCATCAAGCTTAAGAACGTCATCAATGGATCTTCCTGCTGCTTGTTGAGCGTTTAATCTTAAATCCTCAATCGGTGCTTTTTTACCAAGAAGCAAGCCGTAGCCAAGTCCAAATAACTCACCTACTCCTTGACCTACTGACCCAAACAAAAATTCAGTACCAAATAAACCTCTTAACTCATCTCTATCCTGTAGCTGAAACCCTTCTTGTGTATCTAAATATTCTTCTCCTGCTTTACCAGCCGCAGATCCAGCACCTGCTGCAAATGTTCTAGCTATTCTCTGTCTTCCGCCAAATAGAGTAGCAAGGCCTTTTAAAACTCTTAATTGAGGAGTCATAAAAGCTATGGCACCAACTATAGGGCCAGCTACACCAGCAAAGTCTGAGAGATCCCCTGTTTTTAAATTAAAATCTTTTTCATCAAGAATAATATTTAACGGTATTCTTGTGCCGTCTGCTAACTCTCTGTATTGAATATCGAGGCCCAGCTCTTCTAACCCTGTTGGGTTTAAAGCTATTTGTCCTTTAGTATTTCTTGTAAAGCCAGACGATCCTACTATCTTAGATAAGACTTGATCTTGTTCTTCTGCTGTTTCTGCTCTTCCTAGTTTCTGTCTTAATCCTTTAGCGTTTACACCTGTCTCATAATCAAAGTAAAGTTCATCATAAAAAGGAGATACTGCCCCTTGAGCAACGATTGCTTTTACTTTTTTTCTTGCTTCTTCTGGTGATTCTGCTTCAACAAACTCGTAAACACCTTCAGCAATATTTACTTTATATCTTTGCATTATATTGATATTTCCTGATATCCGGCAGAGGTTCCTTCTTTAAAATTGTATCTTAGTGCATCATCAAAGTTAAAGTCCATTATTAAATCTATTAGGGACGCATTTAAACGTATCATATCAGAATCGTATCCAACCTTTCTTAAACCTGAAGCTCTTGATATTACTTGGTTTTGATTTGCTCTCATTCCTTCTATTATGTTTGACCTACTGTTTTCTAGCTTCTTCTGAATTTCTGCTTTAGATGTAAAGATATTAACGCTACCAAATATTTTTGCAACAATATCTCTATCTAAATTAGAAATAGTTTTACCTGATTCTCCAAGAATATTTCTTACAGACCTTTGAGCAGTAACTTCAAGAATTATTTCTGTTCTTTTTGCTGATGATAAATTGCCCCATTTTTCAGCTCCCATACCTGCAGCTGCAGCTAAATCATTACTAATTTTTGCTATCCAACCACCAACACCAAAAGCTTTAGGGTCGTTTAAATCTTCATTTATAACAGTATTAACATCACTTAATATTCTTTGATCTTCATCAAAGTTTTTAAGTGCAGTTGATACCTCATCTTCTAACTCTACAAATTTTGTTAAATCGGCTCCACTTAGAGTCTCGCCACCTTTCAAGCTAGCTTCATAACGAATTAGATTCATTTTTTGTTTAAGCTCTCTATTTTCTTGTTCGGCCATAAGATCTCTAGCAGCTCTTTCTTCTGCAGCTTTAGCTGCTCCAGAGGCTAATCCTTCGCCCATTTGACCTGTTCTTACAAGTTCGCCACCAACGTTTCTAATAAAGTCTAAGAACCTATCAGATCCAAAGAACCCTGGTTCTTGTAGCTTCCTATTAATAGAGTTATCTCTTGATCCTGTGATAGATTCAGTAACCGTTGTATCAACTTTATTCATGCTTGGAGCAGGTAAATCAAATGTAGGAGTTGCGCTTTTGTCTATTTCTTTTTTAAGCTCATCAGGTGAAAGGCCATCAAATTTTAAATCTGTATTGTTTGCACTTTCTTCTTCAGTTAAGTCTGTATTTACCGTTAGCTCTGCTGGTGTCATTTCTTGTATTAGGTTTGCAATTTCGTTATCTATTGGCTCTGGTCTTTCTATGGGATTTCCAAACTCGTCCTTACCAATAAGAGATGCCTCATAAGCACTTCTTCTTGCATCTTGTTCGGCACGTCCAACGCTACCAGGTTCATATAATTGACCTACAGATTCTCCGCTAGTAACCGGAGTTCTTGTTACAGGCTCTATTTCTAATAATGGTATATCTTCTACTAACAAAGGTTGACTAGGCTCTACAGACCCTTGGTCTTCTATGGTCGGATTATTTATTGCTGTTATTTCTTCCGCAAAGTCCGGAACAACTCCTAAATCTTTGCTAACTAATTGGCCTAGTATTCTGCTTCTGTTTTCTTCTCTTGTATCAACAAAAGAGTCATAATCTTTTCTTTTTCCTTTTTGAAAATCAAAACTACTTTGATCTTTTAAAAAAGTCCCAACCGGTCCAGAACCAGCAAATTCACCAATAAAACCACCTACTCCTCTTATAGGTCCCTCTAATTTACTCAGAATTCCTCTTGAGACATCAAAAGCAGCTGTACCTACGTCGTCAACCCTATCTCCAAACATATTTCTATCTGACATATTAAAAGGTTCATCGCCTTTTCTGTATGTTTCTAACTCTTGATAAACACCATCACCCATTTCTAATTGTCCAACTTTTAAACCATTTAATAATGGATAAGCATATTGTGATTTAGCCATAACGTTATCAAGAAAACCGGGTGTTAAAGTTGTTACTTTTCCAGTTTCGTTATCTCTAATGTCGTAAGGCCCTAAGGTAGTCTGACCACCAATTGCAAACATTCTTCTATTAAGAATATTCATTACGAACTCCTAGGTACTAGAGATCCGTAAGCGCTAAATGCTGATCCTAGTCCTTTAGCTGTAGGGTCATCTGCCATACCATACTGAGATCCTATATTGGTTGATGATGCTTGATAACCAGGAAGTAAAGCTCCAATACCTTGAACCGTCTGTAAAGGTCTCAACTGCTGACTTAACTGCTGCTGGTATCTTCTTTGATTCTCTTGTTCAGAGATACTTCTATTATCCATACCCATACCTGAAAGCTCGGATCTTTGGCCTCTTCTTAACTGTTCTACATTAGAACCTATGTTACCCATTTGATTACCGTAAGCGGCTAAATTAGAACCTAAAGCGTTAGCTCCTGCTCCTCTTTGCTGACCTATACCCAACATTCCACTAGCCATATTCTGTCTAGCTGCTGATGACCCTTGGCCATACTGTTGTAAGTTAGAAGCTAAATTAGATCCTGCTCCATATCTTGACTGAGCGCCTGATGTTAATTGATTCGTAAGTCCTTGTTGTGCGGCAAGTTGATCAGAACTTAATCCTCTCAAAGTTCCGCCAAGCTGTTGATTTGCTCCAAGTCTAGAACCTGCAAACTGTCCTAATCCAGATGCTGCTGCGCTTTGCGCTGCCTTCTGTCTTGCAAATTCACTCATTCCTGTTTGTTGAGCTTGTTGGAATCCTTGTGATCTAATGCCAGATAGAGCTTTACCTAAACCTCTTCCTAGAGCTTCTCTTCTTTCGTCAGCTCCAAGCCTTGCTCTTGATCCAAACGCAGATTCACCACCAGATGAAATACCTTGCGCTCTTGCTGATATATCTTGTTTATCACCAGCATCCATTACGTCTTGTATTGTTTGATTAACAACGGCATCTTCGTAAGGGTTATAAAATTGTGAAGTCATATTCTGGTCATAGCCACCTAGAGTTCCTCTTAATAAATCTTCAGACTCGCCTAAACGATTTCCAAATTCATCAGTAGCACCCATAGCCATTCCACCAATACCGCCTAATGCTTGTCCAAACTGACCAACATTTCCAGCAGCTTGAGATTCAATATCACCAAGTCTATTAGATAAGTCTCCTGTAGTTCCTCTAGAAAGATTTCTTGCTTCGCCAATACCACCTAAAGAATCATCTAAACCTAAACCTATTTGTTGTTCCGCTGTATCAAAATAAGGATCTTGTAAATCTTCAGCTCTTCTTGATTGACCTATAGCCTCATTAACTAATCCTTGTTGTTGATCAAAGTACGGTTGAAATTGTCCTAAACCTTCTTGAGCTTGTTGTCTTGCAAGACTTTGAAGAGGGTCTAAACCAGCAGTATCCTGTAATGGTACATCAGTACCTATAAGGTTAGCTCCGGCTTGTTGTAATTGATTGTAAAAGCCTGGAGTATCTTCTGTACCAAAATACAATTGACGCAGTAGAGGGTCTGATATTGTTTCACTTGTAGTCTGATTTTGTAAAACAGGATCTACCATATTTGGTCGTTCTTGAACTCCACCAGTTGTTGCAGGATCTGTTGTTACTCCCGGATTAACTTCAAGATCAGCAGGATCCATTAATCCACCAGGGACAGGTGGCATACCGTTAGTAGCTGGTGGAGGTACAGGAGCTGTTCCTGGATTGACTGGTGGTTGTCCAAAGTTTATAGGCTCTGGTTCTCCAGGTATTCCACCAAACAAGTCAGATTGATTTGGTAGTTCACCTACGTTAGGTCTTTGTTGATCTCTATCATCTGTACCATCGCCGTTGTAATCTTGGAAGTCAGCAGTTCTAGGGCCACGAGCCATCATCTCTTCCATAAAATCTGGATTAACTGTAATCCCTGGGCCATAACCTCTGTCTTCAAGAGGAAGTGGATCAAGTTGATTTACAGAGAATTTTTTTGGTCTGCCATCAAGACCACCAAATCCTCCAATAGAAAGAGGTTTTTTAATACCATTTGGATCTCGTGCTATAGACATAAAACCATTACTCTTGGGTGGTGCCATAGGAAAATCATTACGCTTGGGTGGTGCCATAGGTGCTACTGGTTGTTGCAGTTGCTCTAATGTCTGAGCATCTGGAACCATATTATTGAATCCCATTTGGAATGTTCCACTAGGATCCATAGGCCCAGGAATTCCTTGCTGGAATTGTTGTGCTATTTGTGGAGGTAGTGAAGGTATTACTTGTTGCGCTATTTCCGGAGGTAAAGTTGGTATTACTTGTTGTATTACTTCTGGAGGAAGTGTTGGTATTACTTGCTTTATTACCTCTGGAGGTAATGAGGGAAGCATTTGCATTATTTGTTCTATTTCCGCAGGAGGTGCTTGTCTAACTGGTTGAGGTTGTCTTCTATCAAAATTTCCGAAATTAAATCTTGAAGGACGGTCACCACCAAACGAAGGTGCTTGTCTTATACCACCTACAGACGTTGAACCGTCTGGATTTCTTACAATATTACCTCGTCCTGCTGAAAATCTTCTTGCCATTATGACATTCTCCCTACGCTGTTGTAGTCTTCAAATATTGACATTAATCTATTCATATTTTCTACACCTTTTTTTCTGTTTGGTTTTCCGCCAGGTATTAGTTCTATACCTGTTTTAGTTTTACTGATTTCAAATCCACCAGAGCCTTTATTAGCAGCAGCTGTCATCACAAACTCGCCGTCGCTAAGCATCGCCGGTATATCATCTGAAGTTCCAGTTCCTGGCCCTTCTGACTCACCACCATCACGCATGTCTTGTTCAGCGATCATAGCTAAGCCGCCATCTCTAAAGTACTGACGGTTAGACATCTCTCCGCCATTAGCAGCATTTTTTCTAATGCCTAAGTCAAAACCTTGAAATACAGGTTGAGGATTTAAATCTGGTCTTATTGAATTTCTTACGTCTCGTAATCCGCCTGAGGTTTTTTTAGTGTAGTCTTTTACAGCTTTACCGTATAACAAAGCTAATGCTGCCATCTTAGGATCTATACCGCCTCCGCTGTTTTTGTTTGAGAACACACTTTCTGCTCCCGGGGCCGTTCCTAAAGCGTCTTCAACGCTTTGCGGTAATAATTTAGCACTTAAATATTCCATAGGTGATTTACCATCTAAAAATCCACCACTAAGCTGTACCCCATAGTCATTATCAAAAAGAGTACCCCCATCTGTTAGCTCATCAAATTCTTTTCCTGATGTATAATCATTTTTTAAATTACCAAATAACCCTACATCATCACTTCCAGGCATTACATAGTCATAAGCTTTGGACGCTGATTTACCCAAATTACCGAATAACCCTACATCATCACTGCCTTTAAATACATAATCCCCAGCCTTACTAATGCCTTTGCCTATATTACCGAAGAAGCCAACTCCATCTGAGCCTTTGGTAAAAAACTCTTTTGTATTTCCAAAAATGTTTCCTGTCTTGCCACCTGTATAAGCTTTTGCAGGTGTAAAAGCAGTTATAAGGTCGCCAATACCACCTTCGCCTTTAGCTATGTTTAAGACAGCTCTGCCTCTGTTGTACATGATTGCAGGTCCTTGCCAAGGGCCGGGTATAGCCGCTGCTATAGGTGCTATTTTTTTAACTACTTTCTTAACTGTTTTAGCTAGCTTTTTAAGAAAGCCAAACTCTGCCATACCCGTAATAGGGTTAATTGACATTCCTTGTCCTACTTGATATTCATTTGGATCAAGACCTGCTGCTTGCATTTCTTTTCGTATTATTGCTTTAGTGCTTTCTGATATGACTGGTGGAACTACCATTTCTCCAGAAGCAACGTGAGCCATCATACGGTCTTCGTCCCTTCCTAAAGCTGCTATTCCTTTTCCTGAGTTGTCTATTATATTCATTTTTAAATTTTACCCTATTCTTCTAAACATTTTAACCAAAATACTAGTAAGTATCTATCTCCTGATTCAACAGATAGCCCCCTATGCATATGTGTAAAGCTAGGGAATATTAGAGCGTGGCCTGTAGGTAATGGTTCAACTGTACCACGATTTAAAAATTCAGTTCCGCCCCCTCTATAATTACCAGTATTCAAAGGGACTACCATACTTATATCAGCACTTGCATCATGATGCCAAGCGCCTTGCTTTTTATCCTTTAAATTATAATTAGCTACTTGTATGGCGCCTGCGTTAACATGCCTGTTCCAAATACTCAAAAATATAGGATTACCTATAGTATATATTGTTTGCATTAAAGATTGGAATATTTCAGGGCAATTATCTTGAAAAGTTTCCTCC